GAACTAGCCCTTGTTTAACACTGTTTAAATGAGGGTTTTTTCTTGGGTGATTTACTAGGTGCTTAATTAGTAAGTACTTGTATTATCTGGAGTTTGTATTGGTTGTATGTTACGTAGTCCTGAGGTTGCCCTATTGATTCTAATTCTATTAAACCAGCTTATAAAAATTTGTCATCTATGTGGAAAATATGTGTATGATGTGTATGTATGTGTATAAAAATTCTAGATAATATAGTTTAATTCTAGGTTGTGTAAGTGTGGGAAGGTAGAAAGCGATTAATATTATTAATATTGAAACTACAAAATCCACTGTAAACAAGAACAAAAGGGGTACGCATGGGACATGGGGGGGTGTACACGTATACGTATGCAATGTCGACATATTTTTACTAAAATTGGGTCATTAAACTAGATCGGTTGCTGTACGTAGATAGATACCTATTAAACCCTCAATCAAAAGAGTTATCTTTATTATACACCCATATAAGCAATCTGTCAAGTATTATTTTATTTTTTATTTTTTTTACAATTAAACTAGAAAAAGCTTGACAAGTTTACTATACAGTGTATAATAATATACATAGGCATAGTTCTATTCAAATTCTCTCACAACTTATTGGTATATAAAAGGAATAGTTAGAAGAATCTATGCCTGTTTCGAAACAAGTGTACAGCAACAAGGGAAAAGTAATATGAGTAATAATAAACCAATAGGTGGTAAAGGTTACAAAAATTTAAAAGAAGGTGTTAAAACCCTATCTGATGCAGATCAAGCTTTTATAGCTAAAATACAAGCTATGTTAAATAAAGGAGAAGGACCAGTAGCTATATCCGATGCTGATCAGGCAAGATTAAAAAGATTAATGGATAAAAAAGCTGGAGACACCGGTGGAAGAACTACATCTGATAAAGACCTTCCATTAAAAAAAGGTGGAAAAGCTAAGATGATGGGTGGAGGAAAAGTCCACATGAAAAAATATGCTAAAGGTGGTGGTATGAGAAAGGCACAAACTCATGGCTGATATTACAGTAAAAAATAAAGATGGTACAATAGATAAAAAAGAAACAGCCCGTCTTAAAAAAAATGCAAACATGTTAAGAAATATGATAAAAACAGATTTTATGGGTAATGTTAGAGGACAGAGAATAACTGAAATACCTCGTGATGCTATTATTGCTGGAGCTAGGCAGCTTTTAGCAGCAGCCGGTTCTAACCAATCACAGACAGAATTGCAATTAAAACGTGTAGCAAAACAAATACAGAAAAAATATGCAGGTAAACCAAAGCCACTTGCATCAGGAGGAAAAGTAAAAAAGACTTATGCTATGGGTGGTGGTATGAGAAAGGCCATGTACAAATAAGCTATGGAAACAATTTACTTTGTAGCAACAATACTTATGTGTTTTCAAGGAGACTGTACAAAGTTTGAGTCAGCTCCGTACAGTAGAGATTTGTCTTTAGAGAATTGTAAGAAAATGCTAACCTACACGTTTCAAACACAAGTAGGCCCCTATTATGATAAGATTATAGATTTTGATATAGATAAGCCAGAAGAAGTAAAGGTTATGTATGCTGGTTGTGACAAGACAGGAAGAACACCAGAGAATAACAGCAACGATTGGAAGATTGTACCAAACGTAGATCCAGAGATATTATATCCAGAAATAAAAGAAAAAGGAACAAGTATATGAGTAACAATTCACCGTTTTCTAAAAATGTAGAACGTGTGTACCCTGAAGACACATCAAAAAAAGTAATTCCGGAAGACAGAGCAAAAAGAGTGTACCCTGAAGATACGTCAAAAAAGGTAAAACCTAAAACAAAACAGCCACAGACTTGGAACTATTAGTGCAACACAACGGTATACTAGCAGAAAAGAAAAAAGAATTAACAGACAAACAGAAATCATTTCTATCTAATCTATTTGACACAGGTGGTAACATCAATCTAGCTTTAGAAAAAGCAGGGTATAGTAAGACTTCACGAAGCATGGTGTTAAAAACATTATCAGATGAAATATTAGAAGCAGCTAAAACAGAAATGGCTGCACACTCTGTAACAGCAATACACAGAGTAGTAGAAGGAATGAATGATGTGGGTGAACATCCACGAGCAGAATTAAGGTTAAAGGCTGCCCAAACTCTATTAGATAGAGTAGGATTGGGAAAGCAGGAGAAAGTAGAAGTAGAAGGCAAGCTGTTACATGGTGTAGTTCTTATGCCAGCAAAAAAGGCTATGCCAACCGTATCAATTAACGAGGAGTAAAAATATGTGGAAATCACCAATAGTTAAAGAAATATCTGTAGGTCTGGAAATTAACTGTTATGCTTGTGCAGAGATTTAATAATTAAACATGAACAAACTATGCTGTATCTTAATAAGTCTATTAATGTTGCTGTCCGTAAGTGCATTTGCAGCAGATACAGTAACGTCAACTTCATCCACAGTATCAGGAACAACAACAGTAGATAGAACCCCTAGTACTGCCAGTGCTCCATCTGTGGTGATAAATAATCAAGACGTTTGCAGCTTTGCTGCCTCAGCAGCCATACAAACACAAGTATTAGGTATAGCCGGTGGAACAGCAATAAGAGATCTAAACTGTGAACGTCTTAAATTATCAAGAGCTTTGTATAGAATGGGAATGAAAGTAGGAGCCATAGCCATGCTCTGCCAAGATGAACGTATATTTCAAGCTATGGAAATGGCTGGCACACCCTGCCCTTACAAAGGAAAAATAGGACTTGAAGCTGCAAAAGAATGGGCTGAAAATCCTGAGAAACGACCAGATTATGATAAATGGGTTAAAGAGAATGTTAAAACAGAAGAAGTCGTCAGTGATGAAGGTGCTCTTGGTATCTTCTCTGTTATTCTTATGTTGCTCTTTATCTAATGCTCAAATGCTCGATGAGGGCACAACTGTAACACAAGAAACAGATGTACAAGGAGACATTAGAGAGGTAACAGAAACAACAACAACTGTTGAACACAAAACAACAGGTGATATTCTCGATGGAGATACAGGTATCGTAACCAGCAAGTACGAGGGAGATATGGACATTGACTGGGGTGGGGTTGGTCCAATTCACGGTATGGTTGATTGTACAGCCATATTTGGTGAAGGTACTGGAAAGTGTGGTAAAGCCAGATCTTCCAGTTTAACAACATTTCAACAGTATGTTGATATATCACAGTTTCACATCTCCGATGGAGGTGCACTAGAATGGGAATTAGATTTAGCTAATGCTGCAAATAATACATATGGAACGTATTTTGAAACAAAAGGATATAATGATAATATTCTTCAATGGGAAACAGGGCTAATAAGTTTAGATAACAATGGTACAGCACAGCATTATTCTGGTGAGCATGATTTTGCAGGAGATTTAGATAAGGTATTTATAAGTATTGGTGGTTATAATGACTATTATATGGATAATGTACAGTATACAGTTAATTATAATGTCGTAACAACAACTGTACAAACATGGGTAGAAATAGTACAGCCTATGCAGTTTGAAGATATAATAACTTACGATATAATAGAAACATTTGATACAACACCGATAGAACCTGAAACAGATATAGATATGCCAATAGAAGGTTTTGACATGGCTATGCCGATAGAAATAGAAATGCCAGACCTTGCTCCAGATATGGGTATGAATGATATGTTTTCAGATATGCCACAAGAAATAGAAACAATGGAAGTTATGGTACCGGACATTGAGATAGAAGCTGTAACATTTGAAGAAGTTATGCAAGAGGTAGAAGTAGCTGTACAAGATATGAGTGCAAATGAACCGATGCCAGAAACAATGCCAGAACCAGAAGTTGTAGAGGTAGAAGTAGAACAGCCGGTAGAAGTTATAGAAGTAGAGCAACCTGCAGAATCTGAAACAGAATCTGTAGAAGTAGTAGCAGAACAGCCAGAGCCAGTGGAAGTAAAAGAAGAAGTAAAAGAAGAGGTTGCACAAGAAGAAACACCAAAAGAAGAACCAAAAGAAGAAGTAGCTGAAAAAGAAACAGAAGAAGAAGCTCCTGTAGAAAAAGTAGAAAAGACTGACGAGCCAAAAGAAGAAGTAGCTGAAAACAAACCTACAAAAGAGCAGATAGCTAAAAATGAAAAAGCAAAAAGAATAAGAATAGCTATGGACAGTGCATATGATTCTGTAGCACAAATGACAACATTAGCTCTTGTAAATGCTTTAGGCCCAGATATATCTACTTACAGTAATCAACAACCTGTGGTACAGCCTTCTTGGTACGAAACAAAAGATATATACCAAAACAATGTATTGCCAGATCCATTAGGTAATTACATTTCTGTTAGATCAAGCTTACAAATGGAAGAGATGATAAGTCAACAATATGAGTAGTGAAATAGAATTTGCAGGAGTTAAGTTTAAAGGAGGCAAGCTTGTTGCCATACTTACAGCATTGAGTACACTTGCAGGAGGAATCTGGGGAGGCTTTGAAGTGTATGGTCGTTGGCAAGCAATGGAAGCTCAGATAGCTGCATATGTAGAACCTGACCTAAGTGGATTTAACAGAGAGATTGGTGTTATTAATGAAACTATAACAGGACTAGAAAAAAGAGTAGAGACAGAACTATTAACAATAAAAGAGTTGTTGACATCTGCACAAGATTCTGCTAGAACTATTAAAACAGATCTAAAAGCTGACATGTATAATATACAAGATTCTATGGATACTATCGTAGAAGATAACAGAGAGCTAAACCGAAACGTATATTCTAAAATAGAAGAAGTTAAAATAGGTATGCAAGTTGTTGTTACTGATGCAAGAAACAATCTTAACAGTTTGATACAACATGCTTCTGATAGATTTGATGCAAAACGTACAGCTATAGAAGAAGGTGCACAGAGAAGACAGGATTTTTTAACAGACGAAATGAAAAATTTAGAAGAACGATTTGGTACAAAATTACAAAGAGCTTTATCAAACCCACTATCAGGACAGTAATATGAGTGAAGAAAAAAAAGAATGGAAATGTGAAGATTGCACTTGTGAAGATTGCCAGTGTACAGCAGAAAACGAATGTGAGAATTGTGAATGCATGAATACAAATGCAGTTTAGTTAAAATAGTAGATGGAGATACAATAGATGTATGCATTGATCTTGGCTTTAAGGTTACACTCTCAAACGAAAGGGTACGGTTACAAGGAATTAACACACCAGAGTCACGTACAAAGAATAAGGAAGAAAAAGTTCTTGGA